TGATAGTGGTATAAATGGTAGAGATTTTTATCTGGCATTATCTAAAGCCTTAGGTGGTGCAAAAAAAGCATCAGAACATCTTAATGAGTATGGCGTTAAAGGCATTACTTATGTTGGAGAACAAGACGGACGATGCTATGTAGTGTTCGATGATAAAGCAATCAAAGTCATTGAAAAGTATAACCAATCTATAAACGGCATGACCGAAATCATGAAAGATGGTGAACGCATTATCAGCATTTTCAAAACTGCTGATAGAAGTACATTCTTACATGAGATGGGGCATGTATTCTTTGATGATATTCAAAAACTAGCATCAATGGACAATGCACCTAAACAATTACTTGATGATTGGAATACGCTTAAAGAGTGGAGCGGTTGGGTTGATGGTGAAAACGTAGATAACACCAAAGCACATGAGAAATTCGCACGAGGTTGGGAAAGCTACTTGCGAAGTGGTGAAGCACCAACAAGTGCATTGCAAAGAGTATTCCGTCAATTCTCCAAATGGTTAACATACATTTATCGTAGCGTTCAACGATTAGGTGGTGAAGTACCAACTGATATTAAAGATGTAATGGCACGTATGATCGCAACCCAAGAGGATATAGAGGCATACGCAGAGCAACAACAATTAGAACAGTTTGAGAAAACCGAACTCTATAAGCAACTATCCGAGCAAGACCAAGCACGTATGCAGTCCTACATTGCAGATGTAAAAGAGAAAGCAAAAGAACGTGTGATGCGAAAACTCATGAAAGAACTTGATAACAGACCTATCAAGGAATGGGATGAAGAAAAAGATGCAATACAAGTCGAAATCGAAAAACGATTGATTGAGCAATATCCTATCTACAAAGACCATCAACGATACAACGCATTAGGTGAGAGTGCTTTTGAAAAAACACAATACAATTCTATTGAAGAGTTAGAGAAAGCGGAAGTAGAACAAACTGGTGCTACATTTAACGATGCTATCAATCAAGAAATGGACAATGCGAAAGCAGAGTTTATGCGTGATAACAATGCAGGCAAAACCAATGAGCAAATAGCAGAAGAAATCTTGCTTAGTACCCAAGGTCAAATGAAACTCACCGAAGAGGAAAGTAAGATTATTCAAAAGTCTACTAATCGTGAATTGGCGAAGAACTGGGAATTGTTGGAACGTATTCGTAAACTAGACCCTAACGCAGAAACTATTGATACAGAATTAAGTGAAATCGAAAAAGAGGTTAAACCTACTAAGTACGATGAGTTGAAAGCTGATAAGAAAAAAGTAGATGCTGCTTTATCTGATACTACAAAACAGTTAGAAAAAGCAGAAGAACGTATCAAACGTTTACAGTATATGCTGAATAATCGCATCAATAATGTTCGTTCTATTCGTGGTGCTGGACTTGGTACTATTTCCGATTACATGAACCGAGCAAGAAAAGAATTAGGTGAGTTACCTATATCTAATGCTATTCAGTTTAAAACGTATCAGAATAAAGCGGTAACTGCTGGCAAGAAAGCGGATAGAGCATTGGCAATTGGTGATGTTGATAAGGCACTTGGGTTCAAACGTGAACAGATGCTACAACAAGCAAGGGCAAGAGTAGCGTTTGAAAACTTTGAAAAGTCCAAGAAGTTACGATTGAAATTGAAACAACAGTTGCAACGAATGGCCAGACCTAAGAACCCTATTGCTATTGAACCTAATATGCGTTATTTCTATAGCCACATGGCATACCAAATGGGTTTAACTAAGTACGATGGTTTACCGCCTGTTGATGGTTTTGATATGAATACAGTATTAGCTGCACTAGATCCTGATGTTGGTATTCTAAATCAACAATCTATGGTTCAATTAGAACCTTGGATAGTTGAGATGTTCTACTCTAAAACACCTAAACCGTTCCGTTCTATCACCATGAATGAACTAGAAACACTAGAAGAACTCATTACTGGTATGTATAAGAATGGCAGAAACGAGTATGAGGGTACAACCATCTTGAATGATAAGGGTGAAAGCGTATCATTTGAAAATGCAGTACAAGAAATCATTGCTGAGGCTACAGAAACATTTGGTAAAGAAAGTGGCGATGTATTCAACAAACTCAACAATCAAACTAAGATGGATGCAGTAAGTGGTAAGCTATATAGTTTTCATCTAGCATTACTTAAAGTTGAAATATTCTTACGTAGAATGGGCGGCGGTAAAAATGGCTTTGCGGTTAAATACATCTATGACCCAATCAACCGAGCAACGCAAGCGTTCAATGAACGTAAGGAAGCATCAATGCGTAGATTGGCTAATGATGTAGGAATATATTCCAAGCGTGAACTATTTGATATGCGAAATGACCATTTGTATACAGTTGGTGAGTTATACGGCTTAACAAAAGAGCAACTTATCATGATTGCTCTTAACTGGGGTACTGAAAGCAATAGACAACGTGTAATGGAAACCACAAAAGCAAATGAGGTTGAAGTTGAACGTGCATTTCAAGAACACATGACTGATAAGGACTGGGAATTTGTAATTCGTACATGGGATCATATCAATTCATTCTTTGATGAGAGAAGTCGAGTACAAGAAGAATTGTATGGTAACCCATTAAAGAAAGTAAAAGGTTTGACATTCTCTATTGGTGGTAGAAACATTGAGGGGCAATATTTCCCTATCGTGTATAATCCTAAAGTAAATGCATCTGTAAGTGATAACCAAGTTGAAGATATTGCAAAAACTATGGTAAGTAGTAATGCGGTTTGGGGAACCGGCATGAGCGCCACTAAAAGCCGGTTAGATGTGGTAAAAGATAAATCGTTGTTGCTTGACTTTGATGTTATTCCTAATGCTATCACAGAGGCTATTAATCATGTAACCATGCGAAAAGCAGTAACTGATGTTAATAAGCTAATCTCTAATCGTAAACTACAAAACTATATTGTAGATAAGTTTGGTGCAGATACTTACCAATTCTTGCGAACTTGGGTTCGTGATAACTGGCAAGATGAACCAGCTAAAACAAATGATTTTGACAGATTAATTCTTACGCTTAAAAAGAATACAAATACAGCTGTTATGGTTGGACGTGTATCCGTAGCATTACAAAATGCGTTGAACATTCCTGTTGCATTCTATCGTATCGGTGTAGGTAATACCATTAGAGCCATCAATCATGCTGGTATTGGTTTTTACGGACACGGCACAACTACTTATAACAACACTAGAGATTTTGTATTAGAACACTCAATATTCATGCGTGAACGTGTTCAAACTTTAGATAAAGACTTGAAGCAAGGCTTATCTATCGCTGGTAAAGGTTTGCGTATAGGTGATACAAATGTTGGTGGTTATAAGGTAGAACAGTTAGCCGACATTCGAGATGATATAAATGAAATGGGTTTCAGATTACTTACAGAAACAGACTTTGCATTATCCATTCCTGTATGGAAATTTGCATATGATCAAAAGCAAGCGGAACTAATTGGTAAAGAGGGTGTAAGTCTTGAATGGATAGAACAACAATCAATCGAAGCTGGCGATAGAGCAGTCCGAGACATATTTGGTAGTGGTGATACTAAAGATGCTGCTGCTATTCAACGTGCCAGAAGTTCTATTATGCAAATGTTTATTCCGTTCTATTCCTACGCTAATACGTTATATAACATCATTACAGAGGGTAACTACGCACGAAAAGATACAGGTGATTATGCAAGGTTCGTTAAGGTACTATGGTGGTCATTGGTAGTTCCAGCAATCGGTATGATGGCTTACAAAGCTATGACGAATGGCGATGATGATAAACCAGAAGATTTAGCTAAGTCATTTATCGAAGAGTTGGTCGCACAAGGTACTATGGGTGTTCCGTTGGTTAGGGATATAACCAATATGGCTATGAAGTTTATATTGGGAGAAAGACCTTATAACAAAGGAAACACAGTATTAGCTACAAGCATTGCAGAAAAATTCTTTGATGTTAGCAACGCTATTGTAAGCGACAAAAAAGATGGCATTGATGTAGGCAGAAGCTTTAGTCAACTAGCTAATAGGGCAACTGGTTTTAGTGATACTGTTACAGATGGACTATGGACATTAGCTAGATATGCATTCACCGATACCGATGCAGCTATAGAGGATGTAATCATGGCTATCATGTTTGACCGTAGACTTAAAACTAAAAAAGATAAAAAGAAACATTGATAAATAAGGACTATCCATAATGGGTAGTCCTATTTATATACAACTGAAAGGGGATGTTAAATTGACACCAGAAGTACTAAAACCATCTGTAGTGTATCAATGTGATGGGAGAAATAAGAAGTTTATTTTCCCATATGATTTTGTCCAAATCGAGGATATTAAATTAACTATAGTTGATGAAGATGGTACAGAGGCGGTACAAGTTGGGGACACCGCGTATGATGAAAGCACCAAAAC